GTATTAAGAGAATTAATTGGAAATTCAGAAGAATTTTTAATGACATCTTTTGCTTCTCAGGGGAATATTAATGCTTTTATTAATGAAAAGAGTGGCGCTCGTAAGTATTATCTCTCAAAATTTATGAATTTAGATGTGTTTGAAGAGTTAAGTCGTTTAGCGAAAGATAAAGTTACTGAATTAAAAGGCAAATTAAAAGCTTTTCAAGAGAAAGATTGGAATAGTTTAAAGAAAAAATCTCATGAAGAAATTGAAGCAAATAATCATAAAACTTTGGATTTACAATCAATATTAGCTGATTTAAAGACAAAAGATGTGCAGTTAAGAATTCAATTAGAGAATTTCAAAAATAAAAATTCCAATTTTACATTGATTAAAGAATTAGAGCAAGAGATTGAAATCCTTAAAAATAATTTAGAATCAACAAATCAAAATAAAATCAAAGCTGAAACAGAAATAGTTGAATTATCTATCAAAATTGATAAATTTGCTAAATTTGCTCAGCAAGTTGATATTAATGAGTTGAAAGCTGAAAAAGATAGATTGTCAAATCTTCGTTCTCAATTAACAATTGTAATGAGTCAAATTGCAGATAATCAAAAAGAAATTCAGAAAAAGAAAGATGCTCATAAACTCTTAACAAGTGTGCCTTGTGGCGATAGTTTTCCAACCTGTCGCTTCATTAAGAATGCTTATGCTGATTATCATGATATTGGTAATGTTGAACAACGTATGCAACAATTAACTGATACCGCAACCAATCTAGGCCAAATCATTAAAGACATTGAACAAGCGCAGATTCAAGTCAAAATTGAAAAATATGAAGAACATTTACGTAAAAATCAGCAAAATGTCTTACAAAAAGATAATTTGTTGCAAAGAGTAGAGACCTTCAATCAGAAACTAATGCAAGATCAACAAAGGTTAGATAAATCACTTGACAAACTTAATGGGATTAAAAGTAATGTAGATATTTCAGATGCAGACTTAATGCAAAAATATCAGTGGGAGTTAAACACTTTAAAACGTGATTTAGAAAAGACTGAATCTGATTTAATTGGTATTCGTGGTCAAAACTCTTATCTGATAAAGATGATTGAAAATTATGAACGTGAAGAGTTGATTTATGCGAGTATTGTTGAAGAATGGAAGTTGCATGAGTTGTTTATTGGATGTGTATCTAGAAAAGGATTACCAGCCCAATTAATGAAAGAAATGTTACCATCATTGAACAAAGAAGTGAAAGAAATCTTATCTGGTGTTGTTGATTTTACAGTAGATATTGAAATTCTAGATGATGATTTAGAGGTGTATCTTAATTATGGGGCTGACCAACGACGTATCATTGAATGCGCATCAGGGATGGAGAAGATGATTAGTTCTATGGCGATTAGAGTCGGTTTGATTAATATCAGTAATCTACCTAAGTCTAATATTTTCATCATAGATGAAGGTTTTGGAGCTTTAGATGAAACAAATATTGAATCTTGTGTAAGATTGTTAGAAAGCTTTAAAAAGTTCTTCAAGACTATTCTGATTATTTCCCATGTGGATGCTATTAAAGATGTAGTTGATGATACTTTGAGTATAGAAAGTGATGGAAAAGACTCCTATGTTAGATTTGAGTAAAGAGAAATGGAAAGTCTTAGATAAGTCAGTTGAAGAATTTGAAAATGAATATATAAGAATTATTCGACCAATTAATGATGAAGCAATTTCAATTGACTGTCCTGAATGTCAAAGTTTATTAGGTGATATTGAAGATATAGAGACCTATAAAAGACATAAAATGTGTAAAAATTGTGAATTAGATAATTGGACAAAGCTATATAATAAATAAATAAAATAATAAAAAGGGATTTTTAAATGAAAAGTATCACAAATTCTCATGCTTTAGGAAACTATATTGATAATGTTTATCATAATACAAGCGATGGTAGTAGAAAATTAAATATTAAACTCGCAGGTAATATGTTGACTGCTTCTTATGAAACCATTGGTCAATGCGCTCGTGATGTAGGTTTACATCAACAAACCGATTCTCTAAAATATGAAGCCAATAATATTATTGGTAAAAAAATAGATGAAATTAAAAAAGGATTCAAGGAAAAGTCAGGATCAACAATTAAAATAACTAGAATAAATGAAAATAGTAATCATGAAGTAATGTCTGCAAATTCTCAATCGCCTATTAGAAGAATTAGGTTTATTTACACTGTACAATTTGAGGTACAAGATTAATCTGGGTTTATTATGTCAATTAAACAAACTCAAGTTAATGAAATTATTAAATGTGGCAAAGATCCTGCATATTTTATCAATAAATATTTAAAAATCGAACACCCACTTAAAGGTTTAATTCCTTTTACTACCTATCCATTTCAAGATGATTGTTTAACAGAGTTCAACGAACATCGTTTTAATATTATTTTAAAAAGTCGTCAGTTAGGTATTTCTACTATTGTAGCAGCCTATGCTATATGGCAAGCGCTTTTTTATAAAAATAAGAATATTTTGATTATTGCAACAAAATTAGCTGTGGCACAAAACTTTGTAAAAAAAGTTAAAGTCGCGTTACAAGCTTTACCTCCATGGTTAATGCTATCACCAATTACATCAAATAATAAACAACAAGTTGTGTTAGGTAATGGTTCATCAATTAAGGCAATTCCTACTTCAGAAGATGCAGGTCGTTCTGAAGCTTTGTCTCTTTTAATCATTGATGAAGCGGCATTTGTTAGAAACTTTGATGAATTATGGACAGGTCTCTATCCTACATTGTCAACAGGTGGTAGAGCGATTATTTTATCAACTCCTAATGGCGTTGGTGGTCAATATTATGATTTATGGGTAGGAGCTGAACAACGTACTAATGTTTTTAATCCAATTAAATTAAGTTGGGATGTACATCCTGAACGTAATCATGAGTGGTTTGAAGCTGAAACTAAGAATATGACTCCGAAACAGATTGCACAAGAATTATTGTGTGATTTTGCTGCGTCAGGTGATACTTTCTTTCAAAATGAAGATTTAGATTGGGTTCGAACTAGAACTCGTGCACCTCTTGAAATGACAGGACCTAATCAAGATGTTTGGGTATGGAAATATCCTAGAGAAGGACATAAGTATGTCTTATCTGCTGATGTTTCTAGAGGCGATGGCGCTGATTCTAGCGTCTTTCATATTATTAACATTGATACAGCATCTATTGATGTTGAATATCGTGGGAAGTTAACACCCGATAATTTTTCGCAATTGGTTTATGATTGGGCTAGACGTTATAATAAGGCATTAGTTTGTCCTGAAAATAATACTTATGGTTATATGGTATTATCTAAATTAAATGATTTAGGTTATCAGAATTTTCATTTTGATAAAGACAAAGACAAATATGACTTTAATTATTCCTCGAATAAATCTGAGTATATTGGTAAAGCTGGTTTTAGTACACAAAAAGAAAGTCGTGCTAAAATCTTATCAAATTTAGAAGAAGCAGTTAGAAATAAACGTTATGAGATGCATTCTTTAAGGGCTTATGATGAATTTAAAACTTTTGTATGGATTAATAATCGTCCAATGGCCATGAAAGATCATCATGATGATATTGTGATGTCATTAGCAATAGGATTATGGATAGCTGATAAATTTGGTGCTAAATTATCATCAACCGAGACAACAACTGCAAATGAAATATTAAAAGGTATGAAAATTAATGCTAACTCTACTCATAATACTGTCTTAAGTCCATATTATAATAATCAGATGAGTAAGACAATTAATCCTTTCTTACCAGTACCATTATCAGATAGTATTATTGATACAGGTAATTCTAAAAAGATATCTGCTTTAGGCGATTTTTCTTGGTTAGTGCGTTAAAAAAAACTTAAATTTTTCTTATAATATTATATAATATAAAAAACAAACATTGAGATTAATTTATGGCTGAAAGTGAAAGCTTATTTAAAAAACTGACTGATTTATTTCGGTCAGGTCCTACTATTCGTAAAAAAGTAAAAAACGGGAAAAAAGCTGATAGCAGAAGTCCTAGTAGTTTAGATTTATTTAAAAAGAATCATAGTGATGTGTATAATTCTACAATCTCAGCGTATGGTTCGTATGATAGAATGGCTAGATATTCAGATTTTAGTGAAATGGAATCAACTCCAGAACTTTCTAGCGCTTTAGATATTTATGCTGAAGAAACTGTCTCGGCTGATTCAAATGGTAAAGTCTTACATATTTATTCTGAAAATAGAAAAGTTAAACAATTATTAGAAAATTTATTTTATGATGTTTTAAATGTCGAATTTAATTTAGTAATGTGGGTTAGAAATTTATGTAAATACGGCGATTTCTTTTTATTTAATGATATTTCTCCAGACTTTGGTGTAATTAATGTCTTTCCTATTCCTATTGCAGAAATTGAACGTGAAGAAGGTTTTGATCCAGATGATCCGTCGGCAGTACGCTTTAGATGGATTACACAAGGTAATAGAATTCTAGAAAACTGGCAAATTTCTCATTTCAGATTATTAGGTAATGATGCGTTTCTTCCTTATGGCTCTTCAGTTTTAGAAGGGGCTCGTAGAATTTGGCGTCAGTTAATTTTAATTGAAGATGCAATGTTAGTATATCGTGTGATTCGTGCACCTGAACGTCGTGTTTTTTACATTGATGTTGGTAATATTCCTCCTGAAAATATTGGTGATTATTTACAACAAGCACAAACATCTTTAAAACGTAATACAGTTGTAGATAAAACCTCAGGTAAAGTTGACCTTAGATATAATCCATTATCAGTTGATGAAGATTATTTCTTACCAGTTCGTGGTGGTGATACAGGCACTCGTATTGATACACTCGCCGGTGGTCAAAATACATCAGCGATTGAAGATGTTGAATATATTCAAAAGAAATTATTTGCAGCTTTAAAAATTCCTAAGGCTTATCTAGGATATGATGAGGAAATTGGTAGTAAATCTACTCTAGCACAAGAAGATATTCGTTTCAGTCGTACAATTCAACGTATTCAAAAAACAGTATTGGCTGAACTTAATAAATTAGCAATGATTCATTTATATTCACATGGATATAGTGAAGAAGATTTATTAGATTTTGAAATTAAATTATCTAATCCAAGTAGTATTGCGCAACAACAAAAATTAGAATTAATTCGCTCTAAGTTTGATATTGCTTCAGCTGTGCCAGAAGGATTAGTTGATAAAGAATGGATTCGTAAGAATATTATGGAATTTAATGATGATGAAATTGCTAGAATTGAACGTGGTAAGATTAAAGATAAGTTAGCCGATTTGAAATTAGAAGCAGTATCATTACCTACTGCTGAAGGTGAAGAAGAAAGTGGAGGTGGAGGAGAAGAAGCTGGTGGCGGTGGAGGAGACATGTTTGGTGGCGGTGAAGCGCCAGCAGGTGGTGAAGAAGCTGGTGGCGGAGGTTTAGCAGATTTATTTGCAGGTGATGTTAAATTAGGTGGTGTATTAGCTGAAGATGATGATACTGATCAATTTAATGTAGAAGATGATAATGAAGATGAAAATTTATTATTTGATGAAGATTTAAATGAAGATGAAACACCAAAATATAAGATTAAACCTAAAGGATCTCAAGAATATCGTAATACTAAATTAAAGCGTGGTGCAGGAAGTGTAATAGGACCTGATACTTCAATGACTAATGATAAATCTTGGAAGTTTGACAGTTCATCAGATTTATTAAATACTGGAGATGATAGTCGTGGTATTTTTGGAGGTGTTAAAGTTAGTGCAAAAGATTTAGGAATGGATAAAAATGATGTAAATCCACTAAAAAATGGTCATGAAAGAGTAGGAGATCCTCAAATGAAGAAGATTTTTGACTCTATGAATCGTAATTTTGGTAGTAAATTAACAAATAATAAAAATAGGCCGTCAAAATTATTAAATGAAGATACTGAAATGATAATTATTGATAATGAAGATTATGGAGATGAATAATAATGAAAAACAGAAGCCACAATAAAAAGAGAAATGTCGGCCTCATCTATGAACAATTAGTTAATCATATGTGTCAATGCATTATTCAAAATGATGAGAATAACACTGTGAGGGCAAGTCAAATTATTAAAGAGAATTTTAAAAAAAATACTCAATTACATCGTGAATTGAAATTTTTTAATGCTTTAATTCAAACCCGTGGAATTGATCCAAGCTTAGCCACTAGTATTATTAATGAAGCCAAATCAGCATGTCAAAGACATTTTTCAAATGAAGATTTAGAAAAAGAAAAATCTGTTTTAATTAAATCTTTAAATTATTCATTTGGAAAAGGTAACCTATTTGAATCTAAAGTTAAAAATTATAAAATGTTAGCTACAGTTCAAACATTATTAAATGAATGGCGTAAAGGTAGTGAAGCAGATTTTGAAATTACTACTCAATATGAAAAGATTCTACATGAATGGATGACATCACAAGAAGAAATAATTCAAGAAGAAAGATTAGTTGAATCGAATATTGATGAATTAACTTTTAGAATGATGAATGAAAGATTTAATAAGAAATATGAAAATTTATTAAATGAAGATCAAAAAAAAATTATTCGTTTATTCATTGAAAGTAAAAATAAAGATGATAATGAATTGATAGAACAATTTGAAGAAATTAAAGTTAAATCA